CAAGATCAAGTGGTGCTTCACTTTCGCCTCTGTTAACTGCATCAAGCATAGCGTTAACATCACGTAATTCTGTTGCTACCATTTCTGGATCCATTTCTTCATTCTCAAGATACCATTTGCTTCTTAATAATGATTTTTTCATTAGTTGGAATTCTGGTGAACTTGCATCTTCTGTAATACCAGATAGTTCTTTTATTCTGCTAAGGTCCTTGTAATTCATTACTTTTTCCCTTTAGATCTCTTATATGCTTCTTTAATATCTTCAACTTTATGTTCTTTTAAGCCTACTTTCATATCTTCTGCATCTAGGTATCTTTTTAAACTTAGGTTAACGCTTTGTGCAAAGTTCTCATATGGTTCACCATGTGATGTAGCTTCTTCTTCTGCTGCACCGGCTGGTGTGTTTGCCCATTCGTCTAATTTTGTTTTAATTTTCTCTTCGCTTAAACCTGAGTTTTTCATTAAGTTAATTAATTGTGTTGTATCCATAGTCGGAGACTCCTCTAATTCTTCTTTGTCATCTTTGTCATCTTTTTTAGCACCTTTTTTAGAAGCTAACATTTTTGCAAATGCGTCTTTTTGTGCTTGACTTTGTGCTTCTTCAAGCTCTTCTTTGTCAGTTTCAGATTCTTCAGATTCTACTTTGTATTTTTTACCATCAACTTCAAATTCTTTTTTACCATTTTTCTTAGCATCAGCTAATGCACCTGAGAATTCATTGCCTTCATTTGGAGCTTCTTCTAATGAATCTGGAACACCGTTGCCGTCTTTGTCTTTCCACCAGCTACCTGTTTCGTCATCACAATCATGTGAACAATCTGTAGTAGGTTTGTGCATTGTGTCGCCACAGTCTTCGCATTTGTATTCTGATGCGTTTAGTTGCTCTGCTTCACCAAAGTTTTCATCGTCATCACCATAATCGCCATCTTCACCTGGGTGGTTCATGTCGTTGTGTCTACGGAAGTCTGCTACGAAATCTTTAATTGTGTCGCCATCTAAATAACGAATTAATTCGCCAAGTACTGGATGATCTGAATCACATCCTAAATCATCGCATAGATCTAAAATTGGATCTGCAAATTCTCCAACTGCTTCAGTTGTTGCTGGAATTTCTTCTTTCATTTCTCGTTCTGCTGGAGCCTGGCTTTGAGCATCTGCTGTGCCGTGGCTAGCAAGTTTTAATATTCTGTCTAAATCACTCATTGCCTTTTTCCTTTTCTTTTTTTACTTTCATTAATTCTTTAATGAAACTGGAGTTATACTCGTCACCGTAATGATCTGATGCATTTACTTTTTCTGCATCTTTGTAATCTTTATCTGCTAAAAGACTTTCAACACGCTCACCCATAGGAGGGATTAAATCATCTGGTTCGTGTTCGCCTATAACTTTAAGTACACCGTCTGTTAGTCCAAGCATGTTACGAATATCATTTTGTACTTGCCAACCGCTGGCAATAATGTTAGTTTCGAATTCATGTGTAAAGACTTCATATCCTTTGTGATTTGGAAAATCACGTGGTGCACTTTGTAAGATTGTTTTCTTTGCAGCACCGAGTCCTTTAGAGTCGTATTTTCCGAGGTGCTTCTCTATGCGATCACACTGTTCATCAGTTAAATCATGTATTGTTTTAATACTAAACTTCCACGATTTTTTTGATTCGTTTAAGTATGTTGAAAATGTTTTGTTCATTGCGGTTATCTCCTATTAATACTATTTATCTTTTTCGGGCAAGTTTTTCATTATTTCGGCAAGCATAGCAGTTCTATCTCCTACTATACGCCCTTCTACTTCTTCTTCGTCGCCCAATTCGTGCTTTTTGCCGGCTACATATGCATCTATCTTCTCACTGTCTTTTTCAAGTCTAGCTTGACGCATTTGTAACTCAATCATTTTCATTTTCTTATCCATTTTGGCTTGTTTTGCCTGTAGAGCTGCTGATATCATTTTGCTTGCACTATCAAATATAGGTGCTGCATGTCTATCTTCTACATTTTTACCCAAGTCTATTAAATCTTCAAATGTTTCCATGGCTTTTTTTGCATATTCGTCCATTTCTCTATCTAACTGTTCTAAACCCTCAACAGTAGGCAATGCAATATTGGCACGTTCTACCATGCTCATTTCGCCTTCTATGTTTGCTATTTCTGTTTTAAGTTCTTCAGTAGTAGGTTCTTCCTGTATATCATTTTCAGGAAGTAATTGATCTAAATCTGGTAAATTTAATTCTTCTTCTAATTTTTTTGTCATTTTCTTTTCTTCTTAGAGTTTTGGGGTTTGTTAAATATCTGATGTTCAGTTATAACCCTAAACGCCATTCCTTGTTGTTTGCACCATGCATGTGCGGCAGACCATTTGGCTTGATTAACTACTGCTGCAGCCTTCTGAGCAGTTGTTCTTGCTTCAGCTAATGTCTGACTAGCTGGCTTAATCTCTACCATTTCAGCATGGTTCTTTCCCTTCTTGTCTTTGTATACTAATAACAAGTCAGGAACATATGTGCTTTTCTTTCCAGTAAGTGGATTTTTGTATGGGATTCTGTGTGTTTCACTTCCCCAACCTAATATAGCTGGGTGATTATCGCACATGCGAAATACTGCTAATTCCCATCCACTTCTGTAATGTGGTGTTCTTTTACCTAAGTATTTATCCGGGTTAGAAGGTATGAATTTTCCGTTTTGGAACTTCGGCATTTAGAATTCGCCTAATGTGTCTGGATCTGTATCTGTATAGTGAATTTCTGATTCGGGTACTTGTGCTATATATCTAACACCGTCTTTTGTAACAATTTGATTTTTACCAGGAGCAAATTCAGTATCGCCTGCAAGTTGTCCACCTGCTACAATCTCATTTGCTCTTGCAAGTCTCTCTGACATATTCCCCCACACTCCTTGAACAGTTCCTCTAAAACTGCTAGTAGTGGTACTAGTAACCACTGCTTGATTATTGGTTTCAAGAACTGGTTGAATTTCTGGTTTATTTGATTTTATTTCTGGATGTCTTGTTGTGTGTATTGCAGATTGATCAACAAAGGTGTTTACTTCTGGTTGGATTGTTGGTGGATTTAATATACTAGGAGGAGCGAGACCAACAGGAATATTCATTGCTTCACTTAATATTCTGAATCCTTCATAACCAAATGTAATTCTGTATGTACTAGGCGCACTATCTGAATAGTCTAATGTATCAGCATCTATGTTTTGTATAAACGGATGAAATATTTCTGTTACATTTGAATGTGTAACTGTATCGCCTACTGTTGCATCAACTCTTGTAATAATCATTGATGTTATATAATGATTATCGTCTGGTGTTTTTAAACCAAAGCTATTTTTTACTGAACTATTAATCTTCCATTCTTCATAATCAGCTTGATTCATTGGACCTGTAATATAGTGGTTAGCATAATCCTTTAGAAACTTTTCAAATTCAGCATCTTTAGTGTCGTATGCTGTAAGTGTTATAGGAGTATAATCTATTCCTGTTTGAACTATGCTTTTACTATTATAATTATTAAGTGTTTGTGTTCTATATGTGAAAGTTGGTAACTGTACATTTGCAATTCGCGTAAGATCTACAACACCACCACCTGCTATGATTAACTTAACTGTAAAGGAAAACTTATTCCTAGGTATTGCAGTTAATGTACCCTTGGTGAGTGCTTGACCATATTTTACATACGCTGTATCGCCTAATGCCATTTGATGTGTCCTTTACTAGCAATTAACTTAAAGTTAATTAAGCGCCAGTTCCGCCACCAGTAACAGTTTCGTCTGCAGCGCCTAAAGTGCCTGCCGATAATGCATCGCCTGTACCATCCAAGATGTGTGCGGCATGATCGTAACGTACTGTTAATGTAACTTGAACCATATTTGAATCTGCGTAGTTTAAGTCGCCATATTGTACTTGACTAATAAAGCAACCTTCTAATTGCCATTCATCAAATGTAGTTGGTTTAGTTGTACCATTTTGTCCATCTAGTGTTTCAATTTTTACACCAAATTTATATGATCCGCCTGCAATTGCACTTGATTGATCTGCGTGATCAACTTGTTTGTTTAATTGCTTACCAAGTTGTTTAATAACATTTGAATTCATGTCATCACGGAACACAATTGTTACTGGTTCCCATGTATGCTTACCTGCTAGGTACATTTTTGAGTTGTATGAATCAACTACAACTTCTTCGTGTGTTAAATTTGGTCGTGATGCACTAACAACGTTTTGCGTCATTTCTGATTTTAAGCCACCATCACCTATGTTAGTGAATGATACTCGGAATCTATATTGTAGCTTTGGCATTAATGTCGTGCCTGCCGCTGATGTTGTTGGTACTCCAAAATTTGTAATTACAGCCATTTGTTTTCTCCTATAATACTATACTGTAGTATTTCTCTTATATTGTATTTATCAAAACATTGGTCAAAAACTACAATATTTAAAATTTGTCACATTAAAGGCTACTATATTTCTATAGTAGCCCTTATTTTAATTAAATTAAACTTTTAACTTAAAGTTCGCCAGTATTTACGATTCTAATTGGAATATAAATAAATTCTGCTGATTTTGTAGGCTCAATTGCTACATCAACATAAAATTCATTTGCATCAATTCTTGCTGCCGTATTGTTTGTTTCATCACATACAACTGCAAAGTCATAAACACCACGTTGTGCCATAATGTTTGCTAAGAAACCAGTAAACGTTGCTTTAGCGTTTGTACGAGTATCTTCATCATTTGGCTCAAACAAGTAAGGTCTTGCTATTACGGCAAAACGTTCTCTTAGATAAGCTGTAAGTCTTGCAACATTAACTCTATCTAATGCTGATGCACTTGGGTGTAAAGATTTTTGTCCAAATACTACAACGCCCTCTGTAGGGAATTTTGCGATTGGATTCATCTTTTGCTCATACATTGCATCTCTAGAACCTTGTGTTAATGATAATGCTACAAACTCATCTTCTGAGTTTAAGTAACCAACATTAGTTGCATTTTGTACTTGTCCACGAGTTAAGCCTGCTGGTGCAAACCATTGGTATGATGCGTTATCACTGTATGCATATGTGTATAATGCAATGTGTGATGCTGGAGCAACAACAGTATCACCCGATGAAGGGTTAGTTGTTAATGCATGTGGATAATAAACCGCACTATAAGTATTTGATGTTACTAGTCCATCTTCACCATTTTCTGTAGCAGTTGTTCCTTGTTTCCAAGAAATTGCTTCAGTTTGATTTAAACGGAATGGAGCATCAACAATAATAAATGCTGTTTCATCTCTGTCACTGTTTAGTGTTACCATTTCATCATATAACTCTGGATAACCTGGAGTTGCCATTAAGCGGAATGCTATTGTGTCTTCACGTAGTGTAGACATGCCTGCCGCTGCCTGCATTGCAGTTGTAACAACTTTACGCTGAGCTAATCTACCAAACGAACCTTTGCCGTTTGCTTGATTGCCTGCTTTGTTACGCCATTTCCAAGCTGTAGATAATGTTGCATCATATTCTTTAACAGTGTTACCTGATCTACACATGTTAATACCTGTCATTCCAACTGGGTATAATAGTGGATCCGGAGAGCCTGCTAATAATGTTGCTTCAAATGTATCTGCAGTTGTGTCG